CATCAATATGTGGACGATTGAGCAGGGCACGAAGAATTTGGTACAGGGCACTGCGACGTACGATTTACCGGACGACACCATTGACTTGCTTGAGCACGTCATAAGAACAGGAGCTGGCAATGTTTCTACGCAAGCTGACCTCACACTTACCCGGATTAGTGTCTCCACCTACGCCACAATCCCAAACAAGCTTTCTCAAGCGCGACCGATACAAATTTACATCAGCAGGAACTCTGGAGCCACGTATCCCGCCACCAGCAGCTATTCTCCGGGTGCAAACGCACACCCCCAATTCACAGTTTGGCCTGTCCCTGACCAAGGCACTGAAGCCGCGCCGTACTATCAAGTAGTTTACTGGCGTATGCGTCGAGTACAAGATGCAGGTGACGGTATTCAAACCCCTGATATGCCCTTTCGTTTTTTACCCTGTATTACCGCAGGATTGGCGTATTACATTGCACAAAAAATCCCTGAGGGGCAAGAGCGCATCCCTTTACTAAAAGCTTCTTATGAAGAGCAGTGGAATTTTGCTGCTGGGGAAGACCGTGAAAAGGCGGCAGTTCGTTTTGTTCCACGACGGATGTATGTAGGTAATACTGGGAGCTTCTGATGCCCAATCAGTTTGCTGCTGGTAAATATGCTATCGCACAGTGCGATAGATGTAATTTTAGATTTAAGTTAAAGCAGCTAAAGTCACTGGTGATCAAGACCAAGAATGTCAATATTCTTGTCTGTCCTGAATGTTGGGAACCTGATCAACCGCAGTTACAGCTTGGCATGTATCCGGTGTACGATCCGCAAGCTATACGTAACCCAAGAGTAGACTCAAACTCTTACCGACAAGCAGGGCTTAATGGCTTACGCGTCGAACCTGTTAACAATGATTCTAGCCAAGATGAATTAGGTACGATTACAATGGGTAGTCGAATTATTCAATGGGGGTGGAACCCTATTGGTGGTTCAAGATCGTTTGATGCTGCGCTAACGCCAAATGATTTAGTAGCGCAGGGGTTGGTTAATTCTGTCACCGTATCATAGGAGTAAATGATGGATAAGAAAGACTTAGCGCAAGACAAAAAGATGATTGCTGGTGCCGTGCATAAGCATGAAAAAGCCAAGCATAAAGGTCAGCCACTTACTAAGCTTAAAAAGGGTGGTCCTACTGGCATGGATATGCGTAAAATGGGGCGTAACATGGCACGTGCGCGTAATCAGGGGATGCGGTAATGGCTAGCTACAGCATGAAAAAAGGCGGTAAAGAAGTCGGCCCTGCATCAGTCTACGCTGAGCCACACACGATGAAGGGGCAGAAAACTAAGGTTGAAGCTAACCCCGGAAGTGGGCCTGACCATAGTGACTCAAACACGGTCGCTATGAGCGTTGGTACTTACACAAACAAGTTAGACAAGCCTGTTAAAACCTCTGGTATCAAAATGCGTGGGGCTGGGGCAGCTACTAAAGGTTTTATGTCTAGGGGACCAATGGCGTGAACTACACGGAATTAAAAAAGGCGATTCGCGGGTACGTTGAAAACGACTTCCCAACGATTACCTTTTCTGATTCAGTTACGACATTTACGTCGGACGAACAGCTTGCTACATTTGTTAAACAAGCTGAGCAACGTATTTTTAATTCCGTTCAATTTCCATCAATTCGTAAAAATGTAACAGGAACATGCACTTCGGGTAACAGGTATTTACAGTGTCCTTCTGATTTTCTTGCTCCGTACAGTATGGCAATTATTGACAGTACGGGGCGGTATTACTACTTGTTAAATAAAGACGTTAATTTTATTCGTGAGGCTTACCCTGTTCCTACAGGGACAGGAAACACAGGACGCCCAAGGCATTACGCTATTTTTGGTCCTTATGTATCTGGCGCTACGGTTTCTGATGAACTTTCATTTATATTAGGTCCAACACCGGATCTTTCGTATTCTGTAGAACTTCATTATTACTATTATCCAGAGTCCATTACAGTAGCCTCAGACGGGCAGACATGGCTTGGGGATAACTTTGATTCTGTACTTTTGTACGGTGCTTTGCGTGAAGGCTATATGTTTATCAAAGCCGAGCAAGATCTTATGGCAAAAGTTGAAGAAAAGTACAGTGAAGCCTTAGCACTTGCTAAGCGCCTTGGAGATGGTATGGATAGGCAGGATGCTTATCGGTCAGGACAATACCGGCAAACGGTAACTTAATATGGCAATCTACCAAACCATGTGCACAAGCTTTAAGGCGGAAGTTGCCCAAGCTTTGCATAACTTTACGACGGGGACAGGAAATGTTTTTAAACTTGCCCTTTACACAGCCAGCGCTAATCTTGGTCCCGAAACAACTGTGTACACAACGTCAGGTGAATCCAGTGGAACCAACTATTCCGCTGGAGGAATTGCACTCACAAACATCACGCCAACTACGTCAGGAACAACAGGGTATTGGTCGTTTGAAGATGCCACTTTTTCAAACGTTACTCTTACGTGCGCAGGGGCGTTGATTTACAATTCTACTAACGGTAATCGTGCAGTTTGTGTTTTAAACTTCGGTTCTACGGTAACAAAAACCGGTCAAAATTTGACCATAACTTTCCCGCCTATGGGCGCAACCGAGTCTGTTTTGAGGATTTCATAATGGAACAAGCAAAGACAAAAGATGTCGTATCAAGTGGATTAATTGCCCGTCCCGCACAAGAAGAATTTGCTCGTGCAATGGGTAAGTATTTTTTTGAATGTTACGACAAAGATGGCAATCTTAAATGGGTTGCTGAGTCTAAAAATCTTGTGGTCAATGTTGGCCTCCAATACATGGCTGGCACATCGCTTGATGGCGCTACTTCAAGAATTACTTCTTGGTATATCGGTCTTTATGGCGCAGGTGCATCTAATACCCCCGCCGCAGGCGATACCATGTCGTCACATGCTGGCTGGACGGAGAACACAACGTACAGTAATGCAACGCGTCCTGCGGCTACGTTTGCTGCTGCAACCACAGCTAATCCTTCAGTTGTGACAAACACAGCAAGTAAAGCATCATTCAATATTAACGGTACAACAACTGTTGGCGGTGCTTTTTTAACAAGTGACGATACTAAAGGTGGCACAACAGGTACGTTATTTTCTGCTTCTGACTTTACTGGTGGAGATCGTTCGGTGGTTAGCGGAGATGTTCTTCAAGTAACGTACCAATTTAGTTTGTCAGCGTAATGGCTTTTGTTGTCGCGGACCGAGTACAAGAAACTACAACTAGCACCGGCACAGGAACAATAACTTTAGCTGGTGCAGTTACAGGGTTTCAATCATTTGCTGCTGTAGGTAACGGCAACAATACTTTTTACACTATTGCAGACCAGTCCGGGTCCAACTGGGAAGTTGGTATAGGAACTTACACTTCTTCCGGCACAACGTTATCAAGAGACACTATTCTCTCATCCAGTAATTCTGGAAGCGCCGTTAATTTTGGTGCAGGAACTAAAAACGTTTTTGTAACTTATCCAGCAGGGCGTTCAGTTTATGGTTTAACGGCAGGGTCAAACATAACACTGACCCCAGGAAACGGAACCACAACTATTTCTGCTAGTGGCGGAGGCGGTGGCGGTCTAACGTGGCAATCCGTCCAGACAGGGAACTTCACAGCCTCTGCTGGCAATGCTTATCCCGTCAACACAACCTCAGCAGCGATTACGGTGACGCTTCCAGCGAGTGCTAGTGCTGGAGATCAGGTTCAGTTAGTTGATTACGCAGGGACATGGAATATAAACAATGTCACGGTTGCTAGAAATGGGTTAAAGATAAACGGTGCAACTAACAATACTCTTTTAATTACAAATAGGGGCGCTGTGACATTAACTTATGTTGATTCAACGCAAGGCTGGGTTGGGACAGATGCTTTTGCTATTAGTACCTTAGATTATGTAGTGGAAATGTTTGCGTGGGGTGGTGGTGGCGGTGGTAGCGGTGGTAGCGGTGGCGGTGGTGGTGCAGCCAATGGGCTAATGAATGTTATTCCCTCTACATCCTATGCAGTGTTGGTTGGTGGCGGCGGGGGAAGT